CCCTAGTTAGAACTCTGTCAGACTTATATCCATTGCAACGTCTACACATACTTTGTAGGTTGCTGATGTCATGGTTTGGTGGGTCGCTTGGGATGATGTGATCTATAGTCCAGTCGTTACCCTCTAGGTCTTTACCACATCTAACGCATACTGGTTCCAGTATGGTCTTAGCGTAAGCTCTAGCCTTTTCCCATTCAACACTGTTATGCCACTTGGCCATTAGAGAGCCTCGTCACACGCTGGGCAACATAACGGCTCACGTTCACAGTCGCAGGTTTCTATGTCATTACAGTCGCAGTGGCTACTCATTTGGTTTCCATTCTGGTATGTGTTTACCTGTTTGTTTTTGGGTTTCTATCATACGCCTAATCTGTATGAGCATCATGTCTATGGCATCACGGTAGCCCTTGCTATATGAATCGCCTGGATGTTCCATTCCCTTTAGGTCTATCAGTCTTTGTTCTACTAACGTGTAGGCAATGATGGTGGTTGAGCCGATAATGTTGGCTGTTACTTTTTCCCAATCTACTTCAGGGTTGTCTGACATTTCATCTCCTTAACATGAACTAATAGTAAGTCAATAACCTGCATTTTGTTTTGCCACATTCTTGGATCTGGTGACACTAGAGTCTGGCTGAAGTAAATGTCTTGTCTAACGTTTAGCACGTCTATAAAGTCATCTAGCACTTTATTGTGTTCTTTAGAACGTTCATACTTGATTAGGTCATCCAGGTATTTGCGTGTCATTACTATGTCCTGTGGTCTCAGGTCACAGCTGCATTGTTTTACTATGTTAGCCATTTTGGTTCCCTTCGCAGTGTTCAATTGCTTGCTGTTCTGTAGTGTATTTTTCCCAGCATGATTGTGGATTCAGGTTCCAGATTTGGACTGCTATGAGTAGCAGGGCTGTGGCGATTAGTGCGAACACTATGAAGTAACAGCTTTCTAATTTAGTTAGTGGGGGCATCTGTTAGTCCTATCTCGTTTTTAGCGTGTTTACCCTCTTGGTTGATGTAGGCAATGATGTCACCTAATAGGTAACAGTTATCGTGGTCACATTGCTTCATTTCTAGGTGTTTCAAGCATTGTTGCCCTTTGATGTATGCAATGGTTTTGCTGTTAGCCGCATCTACGCCTAGACCAAATGCTGTGTTGGCGATGATGGCTGTTTTTTCAGCGATTTGGTTTGATTGTGCTTTAGTAAACGGTTTAGTCATAGTTCTTTCGCTTTCCATAGTCTTGATGGGTTGCCAGCATTGCTTTTACCAATACCAGTGCAGTAAATCAGGTCATCTTGGTGCATCTTGTGTCTAAGTGTTCTAATGGCACTTGGTGACCTTTTTAGTCTCGCATCGTAAACCTTGATGTAATCCATGTAATGTCCATAAAGTTCCTCGTCAGTCATTGGTCCATGTTTCAGGATGTTGAACAGGATTCGCTCTACGGGTTTCATGTCAAAGTGGTTTAGGTTTGCAGCTGCGATGTGTGATGTTTCAGGGTCAGTGGTTCTGGCTTGGAATAGATCATCGGTCATCGTCTGTGTTTCCAAATCTCTATAGCCACAGCCAAAATGTAGCTAATTGCTAAAACATAAATGATTGGCCATGCGATGTGTGGTGCTGTTACTCTCATGTCCATTAGGTGCCAGAACCCTAAAACGCCTAGAGTCCAACCTATGAGTCTTGCTGTAACTTCCATTACGCTAACCATGCTTTCTTTGCTTGTCTGCAATAGACAACTGACCAAACTGTTTGCTCGGTAAAAGGTTTGCCACTAATAGTTTTTCGGCCTTGAGCGTTCAAAATGTTTGCAATCTCTTGCAATGTTTTTTGTTCATCTTTTTTCAATTTGACTACATAATCAATGAACCATTCAGGGAACTTTGAAAGTTCTATAAACCTCTTGCTTTTGACTTCTTTTGACTTTCGCCTCTTTGGTGTTGCCTGGATGGTTACTGCATTTGGTGTAGTGTTTGTTACTTCAGCGATTTGAGCTGTTACCAGTTTGCCTAATTCATAAGCCAGTTCTGGTGTAAGTTGATTTAGATCAACTGTGATTTTCATTTGTTTTCCTCTCTTGGTGGTTTGTAGCATTTGCTACATTTAGAGGTTATTTTGCTAGTGCTAGTAGCACAATAGGCGACACGCCACCGTTACCAAATTGTTATTCATCGTCATAACGCCCATCATCTATCTGGAATCCTAAAGCGATGTCTGTGTTGGAGATTACGCTTGAATCTTTAGCTGTGACTTTTTCAGCGTGTTTATGTGATTTACGCCAATTCTTTACCAGATCTACTTGGTCTGGATGGTCTGTCTCAAACTCTGCACCACAGCTACAGACTTCCCGAATCATTTAAATGGCAGATCCTTTTTGTTGATAGTTATATGCGCTCCAGCAGGATTAGCCTCATCAGCCCATAATTTGAATGCAGTTACTATAACTATTTGACCATCATTGCTGATTACACCGGATTCTTGTAACCCATCAAAAACGCTCCTCAATAGTTTGTCTACATCTGGTGCATTGTTTGGGTATGCCCTAGTGGTTGAATGTGGTCGTTCTAAGTAAAAGGTTACTGATGCACTCAAAGGTCCGAGTAATGGTGTTTCTGTTTTTTGCTCTAAAGCTGCAACTCTGCAAGTCATCAACACGCTGTCACGCCATTTGGGAAGTTTCTTACTTGCCTCATACATGATTGCTTTACCGTTTCGGACTATCGCAGTTTTACTTCCTTGAGGTGCAGGTTCACCATAAACTCGGATACTCAGAGCGTGCATTTAGAATGGGCTTTCACCTGATGGTGTCTCAACAACAACCTTGCTTGGATCTAGTTTCTGGATGACGTTGAATCGGACATCGTTTAGTGAATGTTCAACCGTGTTATAGGTTTTTCCATCTTTGACGTATTCAGCTGCTTTAGTGCCTAGTTCACCATGAAACTCAACAACATCACCTTTGACTAGATTAGTTGGCTGGTTTAACCAGAATGTCCATAGTCTCTTTTTGGTGATGCTTTCGCCTTTGATGTTGATTGAGAATGTTTCCCAACCTTGAACTACCTTGCCTTTGTAATCTCCATTCACAGCTACAGAGCTAACGTGAACTTGAACGCTTACTATTGCCATTTTTGTTTCCTCTCGGTTCTGAATCTATAAAGTTATCCACAAGTGATTTCTATATAATATTCTTTGTTTTTATATTGTTTTTATATATTGTTTTTTAAGTGACAACAGTGTCACCTATTCAACTCTAATTTGTCACCTATTGCTGTCACAGATGTCACCTACTGATGTCAAGAATGTCACGTGTGGCGAAGTTATCCACAACCTCAAACTTAGGTTCCAAATCCAAAAAAGGTCTATGCCACTGGTCTCCCGAACATGACTCTGGACACTGCAACATGATCCAATAACGGTTAGTCCTAGGACCACCATAAGACCGGCCACTGTGACGTTCCACGCTAATCTCACCCAACTCCTCTAACGCAGCTATAGCCCTCATAACTGTCCTCTCACTGACATTCGCGTAATCTGCTAAACGTTCAATAGATGGCCATGCACCAGCCTGTTCAGTTTCAGTCATATGCCAAGCAATACCCAGCAAAACTACTTTCTCAGTTCCAGTGGACTCTGAATGGTTTAGCACTATAGACACGGCTCTAGCAGACATATTTGACCTCTCGCATTTTGTTGATTTTTATTGTAATGGCACAGGTGGTTGTGCCTAGACACCAATCTTGGTGTAGCCCACTGGCAGTCCTCTCGCTGTCGGTGGGCATTTTACTTTTTCAGCTCTAACGCTAAAGCCTCAATTTGAGCCAGTATGTCAGGGGTAGTTTTCTTAGCCTTAGCAGTCTTGTAAAGCACTCTCAAGCCTTCCAAATCGCCTTTTTGGTATAATATATGTGCCTCGGCTAAAAAGTCTCCTACGGGGCTTACAGGGCTTTTTTGAGGTATTCTAGACATTACTTCATTTTGACTAGCAATACGCTTACCACCATCAGCAACCAAAACAGCAATAATCGCTCTACCCCAAGCAGATGTCTCAGCGTTCATAACCTCGGAATCACGTTTGAAATTACTAGTGCCAGGCACAGGCTCCCAAGCAGTTCCATGACCAGGTGTCGGGTCATCAGGTGTCCGATAAGCAGCTGCAGTGTAAACCACCCAAGACTTGCCAGCGAAATCTATAAACTTTAGATCATGTTGCTGTAATGAACCTGTCGGGTATTTCTCTCTAAACATTCGGATGCGTTCAGCCACATCCACATAATCATCCATGAATCCCATTTTCATCCTCTCTTAAAAACGATGTATGGCCCAGATGTTCCTCTGGACTGTAGTTGCAGAACCTTATCACCTTGATAAAGTCCAACCCTAGTGCCATTCAATTTGGCAAGTGTTTTAGTTTTTTGAAGTGTGAAATACTCATTAGCTGTATCAAAGGCAGTTTTAGCCTGGATAAGTTCAACGTATAAATCGCCAAGTTCCATGTCGCCATCAAAAATGCCCTCAGACAATTCTCGGACTGTTTGATAAGTGGAATCAGAACCATCCCAATCAGGCACTTGACCAGTGCGAACACACTCTAACCAATCCAAAGCCTTAGCCTCTAACTCTAGAGCGTAATCTTTGTCATAGAGGACTTCATGTTCAACCAAATCACCATTAGCACAGGCAACCAAAATACCTCGGTCTAAACCTAAAACGTGCAGATACCACATGACTTGGTCATAGTAATGAATTGGTAGTTCATTCATCGGGTTACGCGAAAACTTGATTTCGAGCAAACCTAACTTACCGTCAGCCCATTCAATAATTGCATCAGGGTTAGCCCTAAAATCTGGATGTTCATTACTAGCCCAAGTTCCAGTAACGTGAGCTGCTTTAAACCAATCTTTATTTTCAGATAACCAAAGGTCTCTAATCGCTGACTCAAAAACTGTTCCAAGTTTCATAGCCATAGATGGACCATCAGAACTGCGATCTAAAAGTCCGGTCACTTCACAGAACGCTGTGTATGCAGAACGCCAAGGGTTATGTCCCATGATGCTAGAGATGAGTGAACCTGCGACACCTTTACGTGCCTCATGCCATTCAACTGAATCATGCTCAAAATAGCCGAGCAGAGTGGCTTTGCCTAATGCGGCGATTTGGTGGTCAATCGTCATGCTTGAATCATAGTCCTCTCTTATGACTTAGGCTGGTTCTGTCCTAACGTGTCTTTAGGGTTAATAATGCGAATCAACACTGGGATAGATGAAATCCAGATAGCGTTAGCCACATTCATCCAATCCTGAGCAGTAAACGCAAATGGAACCTTGCCTACAGCAAACACAGCTGTAAGTGATGTTGCCAATAGGGTTCTGCCATAACTTGCTAAAATTGCTTTCATTTCTTTTCTACTTTCGGTAACCAGACCAGAGGGTCTTGAACTTGCTCAACAGCCAGATTGACTCTAAGCC